GGCCGCCCGCTTTCCGTCGCCCGTCTTCCTGCAGACCGAAGATGGCACCGGTAATCTCGAGCTCGCGACCTTCGGCTTGCTCGAGCAGTTCAGTGCGGCGCGTGACGCCATTGCTGCACTTGGCAACGAAAGCCACGATTTTCGTACCCTGGTGCTCGACAGCGTCGACACCCTTGAACCGCTCATCTGGGCGGCGGTCTGTCGCGAGCGCGGCTGGCTTTCAATCGAGGCCCCCGGCTACGGCAAAGGCTATGTCGAGGCCGACACGGCGTGGCGTGACTTGCTTGCCGGCTTTGACTGGCTGCGCCGCACACGCGGCATGCTGATCGTACTCGTCGCCCACAGCACGGTCGAAACCGTCAATGATCCGAGGGCACCGAGCTATACCAGCTACCAGCTGCGCGTGCATAAGCGCGCCCGCGGCTTGCTGCAGGATTGGGCCGACGCGATCGGCTTTCTCGGCACCGACGTCGTGATCAAGAACGAAGACGTTGGCTTCGGCAAAAAACGCGTGCGTGCCGATGGCGGCTCGCAGCGGCACCTCCATTTCGAGGCGCGCCCCGCCTTCACCGCCAAGAATCGCTACACGCTGCCGGCAAAGATGCCGGTACCGCTCGACTTCGACTTCACCAAGCTAGCGTCGTTTTTCCCGCCGGCCGCGCAGGGAGAAGCGGTGCCGTTTAAGCGTGCGGCCAATTAAGAGGAGGCTCAAATGAGCGAAAGCTACGAAACGGCGTTACCCGAAGCCTTCGATCCCGAAACCCAGGAAGGCAGCCATTTCGACGTCGTGCCGATCGGTACCTACACCGCACAGGTTGTCGACGCCTGTGTGGCACAGCCAAAGTCCGGCAATGGGTACTACGTTGGACTTACTTGGCAGATCACCGAGGGCGAACCCGAAGGGCGCTACGTTTGGCAGCGCATTACGTTCCTGCATTCAAGCACGCAGGCAGTTACGATCGGTCGCCGTCAGTTCAAGGATCTCTGCGTGGCTACCGGTGTCAGCGAGCAGGTGAGCGACGTTGAAGTGTTCAAGTTCATCCCCTGCCAACTCAAGATCGGCATCGAGAAGGACAAGCAGGGGATTTATGCCGACAAGAACCGGGTCTCGCGCGTGTTACCGCTCGAGACAGCCACGCCCACAAAGCCCGAGCCGAAGGCTGCCGCGCCGGCCAAGCCTGAGCCGAAAAGCACCGCCACGTCCGCACCGACGGACGCGACGAAGGGCAACGGCCCAGTCCCGCCCTGGCGCAAGCCGGCGAGCTCGGTCGGTGACGATATCGACGACAAGGTGCCGTATTGATGCCGGTCCCCTGACGGCGGCGAGCCCCGCTACTTGTCGCCGTCAACCTAACCCAACCGAACCAGCCCAACCAAACCAACCGAACCAACCAAACCGAGGCTTCACATGAATGCTCGCGAGGTTGGTCATGGTCGAATTGCGTCCTTATCAGAACAACGCGTTGGCGGCATTGGAAACGCACTGGCGCGACGGCGGGGGTGCTGCCCTCATCGACATGGCGACCGCCACCGGCAAGTCGCTGGTGATCGCCGAAACCCTTCGCCGGGACATCGCACGCGATCCGAATCTGTGCGCCCTCGTTGCGGTCCACGTACGCGAGCTCGTCGAGCAAGACGTTGACGCGCTACTCGCCGTCTGGCCCGACGCCCCTTACGGCATCTGCAGCGACGGGCTCGGCCGCCGCGATCACGACCAGCCGATCATCTTCGGCACCATTCAGACGCTGCACCACGACATCGCCAGGCTCGGGCGGCGCGACCTGCTGTTGATCGATGAAGTGCAACTTGTACCCCGTGACCGCGACGGCATGTATCTGACGCTGATCGATGCGCTGCGCGCGTTGAAACCCGATCTGCGCATGGTTGGCGCCTCAGCAACCTGCTTCCGGCTCGACAGCGGCTATCTCGATCGCGGCGAAGGTGCGCTGTTTGAGCGCACCGTGTTCTCCTACGGCATCGCTGACGGCATTCGCGACGGCTGGCTGGTGCCGCTGTCGTCGAAGGCCACCAAGGCCAAGATCGATGTGAACGGCGTCGGCCGTCGCGGCGGCGAGTTCATTCCGGGCGAGCTCGAGCGCGCCGCTAACGTCGATGACGTGGTCGAGGCAGCGGTCGCTGAGATGGTCGAACAGGGGGCCGATCGGCGCGCCTGGATCGGCTTCTGTTGCGGTGTCGAGCATGCCTATGCCGTGCGCAATGCTGTTCGCCGCCACGGCATCTCCTGCGAGACGGTGGTCGCCAGCACTCCGAGCGAGGAACGCAAGGCCATCTTCGACGCCTATCGCGCTGGCAAAATCCGCTGCCTGACCGGAGTCAACGTGTTCTCGGTGGGCTTCAATATTCCGCAGGTCGACCTGATCGCGTTGCTGCGGCCAACCTGCTCGCCCGGTCTACTGATGCAGCAGGTCGGGCGCGGGACCCGCAAGGCCGAGGGCAAGATCGATTGCCGCGTCCTCGACTTTGCCGGCAACATTCGCCGCCACGGGCCGGTGGACAGCATCCATGTCAATGGCCGCACCGCCGCCAATCCCGGCGATGTGCTGACCAAAACCTGTCCCGAATGCCAAGAGGAAAATCTGCTGGCGGCAGCGGTGTGCAGCTATTGCGGCCACGTCTTTGTCAGCGAGCCGCGCCGGCCCAAGCATGCCGCCAGTGCCGACCTGGCATCGATTCTCTCGGGCGAGGTGATCTGGCTGCCGGTACGGCATTCCGAATTCCGCGCGCATCAAAAGCTGGGCGATCCCACCGCCCCGCCAACGCTGCGCGTTGACCACCTGAGCGGCTTCAGCGCCTACAGCGAGTACGTGAGCTTCCAGAGCCATAACTCCGGCGCCCGCTATTACGCTGGTCAGTGGTGGCACGCCCACGGCGGCTATGCCCCGGTACCGATGCGAGTGGCAGACGCGCTCGCACGTCGCAGCGAGCTCAACCGCGTAACCGAAATCGTTGTCGATCGCGACGGCAAGTGGTGGCGCATCGCAAGGCGGCGCGTGCAACGGGAGGACGGAAGCCGGATCGAAGTCGACAGCAAGTATCGCGTTCGCCGGGTGGCAGCATGAAAAATGAGCTTCTTACAGATGCGCTCATCACCCTGCGCCAGGCCGGGATTAAGCCGTACGTAATCCGCAATCGACACTGGAAGGTCAGTTGGATTGACCGACACGGCCGCACCCAGCTGCTCACAATCTCGTTCTCACCGAGCGACCAGCGCGCGCGCGTGCGATCGCGTGCGATCCTACGAAGGTTGCTGGCACCATGACGCTGTTCGAGCGCTTCGCCACCAAACAGCCGACCGCTTGCGCCGTCTGCCGCCGCCATGCGGTCTGGCTCGGTTTCTGTCCGCCAAGATGTCGCCTGCCAACCATTTGGCTCTGCGACGACGAGTACTGCCACGCGGCAGCTGCGAGGGTCTATGCCATGCCGAGAAAGATACTGGATGCGCACGAGCTCGGCGCCATGCTCGAGGCTGGTGGCATCGCTGCCAACTATCTTGAAGAGCTCGGAACGGAACCACGGATCTTGCCAAGCTTGGCGGCGACGAATGGCGCGAGTTTTTGTGCCAGCTACTGACCGGCTACGAGCACATCTTGCGGCGCAAGATATTGAACAATGAGCCAGCGTTGAGAGCGCCCGATGAGCGGCCCATTTGAGCAGCACGCCGAGCGCCTGGTCGAGCGCGGCTACACCGTGGTGCCCATCATTCCCGGTACCAAGCAACCCGGCTTCCTTTGCAATGGGCACTGGACCGGGCTGATGGCATGGACCACGCGTTTCAATAGCCACGCCTCGCGACCGCAGGAGCGCGAGTGTTGGGGACGCGGCAACGCCGGCATCGGCGTTCTCGGCGGGCCGCCGAGTCAGGACCTCGTCGCTGTCGACATCGACACCGAGGTCACGAACGTATTCGCCGCGCTGCTGGCCGTGTTACCGCCGACGCCGGTGAAGAAGACCGGTGCCAAGGGCGAAACCCGCTTCTACTACGGCCCGGGCATCGCCTCGCAGTCCTGGACCGTCGCCGGCAAGCGCGTGCTCGATATCATCGGCGCCGGCAAGCAGACGGTGCTGCCACCGAGTATTCACCCCAATACGAAGGCACCCTATCGTTGGCTCACCCCCGATACGCTCGAGGATTTTCAGCCGCAGGATCTGCCACGCCTGCCCGCTGACATTGTTGAACGTATTACGGCGGCGCTGATGCCGTTCGGCTACCAGGCCCCACCGTCACCGGGTAACAGTGCCGGCACAGACGACGACAGCCCGCACCGCCGGCTTAACGATGCTGCGCTGGCCAGCCTGGCGGCCTGGGTGCCAGCGCTGAAACTCTACAAATGTCGGACCAGCCGTGGCGCCTACGAAGCGGTGCCAATATGGCGGCCATCCTCGACGGGGCGCCCGGACCAGCAACGCAGCCGCAATCTCAAGATCTCGCCCAAGGGCATTCGCGACTTCGGCGCCGGAGTCGGCTACACGCCCATCGATCTGGTGATAGTGGCCCTAGGCGTCGATCTCGATACTGCCTTCGGCTTCCTCAGCAAGCACCTCGGCTGGGCCGCGGTCGAGCCGGCAATCGAGATCGGCACAGGCAGCGAAGCGGATATAGCACCCGCACCTGAACCGACAATCAAAGTAAATGGCGGCGCCGGTGATGAAGCAAACGCAAAGAAAACGCCGGCACCCGAACCACTCGAGCCATACACGCGCGTGCCCGGTGCCGTCGGCGACGTTGTCGACTGGATCGTCAGCACCGCACGCCGGCCCAATCGGGTGCTGGCACTAGGCGCCGCCATTGTCACTATCGGCACCCTGATCGGCCGCCGCGTCGCCGGCCCGACCCGCAGCGCAACGCACCTTTACGTGGTCACGGTGGCGCCTGCGACCTCGGGCAAGGATCACCCGCGTCGCTGCATCCTGCCGCTGCTGGAAGCGGCCAACGCCGGCATGCATGCTCACCTCGGCGATATTACCTCGCAATCGGGCTTCAACCGGGTGATGAAAAACACGCCGCTCAGCGTGGTCGTGATCGACGAGATCGCCGGCTTTCTCGGCCGCATCACCAGCCCGCAGTCGTCCTATTGGGAACGGCGTCTGAGCGGCAAACTGCGCGAGCAATGGTCGTGCTCGTTCGGTGCGATTGGCACCATGACATCGGCGGAATACAGCGATACTCGCATCCTGTGCCCGGCAATGAGCATCTTCGGCACCAGCACCAACGCCGAATTCTGGTCGGTGCTGCAAGGCGGCGAAGTGGAGAACGGCTTCTTCAGCCGGTTCCTGGTGCTCGACAGCAACCTGCAAACTCCGGATCAGGACCCGCCAGTTAACTCATTTCATGTGCCGCAAGCCCTCGTGACGCGGCTGGCCGAGCTCTATTGCTGGGACGGCAACCTGCTGATGACCGCGCGACTCAGCGACCCGGAGGCCCGGTTCGATCCGCGGGTCCTTTCCTGGAACGATCGCGACGCAAGAGACTGCTATCGCGAGCTCACGCAATGGGTCGAGCGCGAGCTCGACGATGACATGGGCAAGCAAGCCTATCTCGGCCGCGTGGCTGAGACGGCGATCCGGCTCGCCACCATCCGGGCCGCGGGGCGAAGCGGGCCGCGGGCACGGGTTGATCTCTCGGATATGGAATGGGGTGCCAACATTGCCCACGCGGCTATCACCGCCATGATGGAACAATCGGCAAACAACCTGACACAGACCTCGCGCGGGATGTTTGTTGAAAGGCTGGTCCATATGATTCAGCGCCACGGCACCATCAGTCGTCGCGATTTGCAGCGCCACGTTCGTGGCCGCTACCGCACCGGAGAGGTCAATGACATGCTCAACCAGGCCATCGAGGCTGGGCTAATCGTCAAGACGGCTGACGGCTATGCAACCAGACGCTGAGTTGGGAACGGAGTTGGGAATTGTCGGTTTTGTCGGCGCGACATGTCGGTTTTGTCGGCGTCGTTCCCAACTTTAAGACTGACATGGGACATATTGAAATACCTAGCGTTCCCAAATTTGTCGGTTTATGAGAACCGACAAATTAATGATTGAGATATCTATACATTTCCAACTTTGACTCGATGTTCTGATGTCGCTGGGTGTCCCCCCGGAAAAAGTTGGGAATATTCCCAAAAAAAGGGGGTCTTTTAGGGCGCCGACACGCCGACAAAGTTGGGAACGGAGATGAGAAGGAGCGTCGAAAAAAGCTCGATGCAACCAACAGTACGTAATGGGGCAACTGAGTTTCCGCTCTATGCCGTCCGCTTCGACTCCTACAGTGATCGCTGGATCAGGCTGGCGCCAATCAATGCTCGACCGCTCGGTCCAGCTGCTGCAGTCGCCGTTGTGGTTGGTGCGGTCGAGGTGTCGGTGTTGGAGAGGTGCTGCCGAGGTTGCGGCCGCACGTCCGGCACCGTCTCTGCTGTTCGCGATGCCCATCACACGATTGAACCCCCCGGGGGGGAGGTCCGAAAATCTCAGTGTTTTTTGGGTCGCGGCGCGCGCTGTACTGGCGGATTTTGTTCTGCATCATTTTGGCGAAAGGAATTCCTTAAAATCCAGCCGTTGCGTGGTTCTAGGATCCGGGGCTAAACCAGGGGTGCATCCCACCTCGAATCACTTCGTGCCATGCCCGAAGAACCGCCTGTTCAACAGCAGGGAACCAGCCGCAGCTA